AACGTCGCACCGCTGGCGAGATCGATGGACTGATAACCATCCATAGCCTGGTCGATGAGGGCAATGGCGCGCGTGTTGAGCGCGATTCCCCACACGTTGAGGTTCTCGCCCGTTTCCTGAAGCTCGAAACGACAGCTTGTGGTAAATGTGCTGGGCATCGCCTACCTCAAAACGTCGTGTTGTCTTCGATGAGGCCAATGGCCGCGAGCTGCGTCAGCAGGCTATCCAGAGCAGCGCCCGAAATTTTGCTGCCGGTCACTGACGGGGCAGCCGTGCCAATCCGCCCATCAAGACGTGCCGAAATGGCCGTACCGCCCGCTTCAAGCGCCTTGATGCGCCTGCGAAGAACTGCCGTGACGGCATTGGTCTGCACGCCAAGATCATTCAGCGCGCCTTGCGTATCCTTGCCGGCATCGACAATGACGCGCTCGAGATCAGACGAGGCCATCGCGTCAGCCCGTGTAGATATTGAAGCCGGGACGCCCCATCAGCGCGGGATCGACCTGGAGCGGCGCAAGCGCAATTCCGCGCGCCTCTTTCCATGCGATTTCTTCGACCGCGTTCTGAAGGATGACCGCCCAGCGGTTCAGTTCCTCATCGGCGCGCATGTAGGCGCCACCCCAGACAAGGGCCGCCGCCAGATAGACGTCGGGATGGTTCGTCAGCAGCCAGTTCGTGGGTTCTGCATCCGACAGTTCAAATCCCTTGCGATACCGGAACCGGAAGGAATGCGCCTGATCGCACGGCACGTTGAGCCCGATCGTCGCGCCATCGATGCACCATTGAGACGGGACGCCATTGGTCAGGCCGCGCGCCATCGAGCCGGATTCGGCCGGCAACAGTTGGGTCACCTCTCCAAATGTGGTGAGATTGAGCGCGAAGGGCTCGACAAAATCAGCGGGGAGCGTCAGGCTTGCCGAGGAAACCACGCCCGTCAAAGGCACTTCGGTTTCCATGATGCGCAATGCCAGGCTGCGGTTCAGCTTGCTTTCGGCCAACTGGATGAACGTATCGCCGCTGTCGTCAAACTCGGTATCCCCGGTGCGCATGGCAAACTCGGTGACCTTCGTTTTCAGCGAGTCATAGTCGGTAATGCGCGCCATACAGCTTGCTCCCGGTGAGAAAAGCCCCGCGCGAGGCGGGGCCTTCGCTTAGATGACGACGGCAGCCGTCGTGAGTTCTGGCCTGAACCAGAAGATCAGGTACGTTTCCGCCGATGGATTGATCGGTGAACCGGTCGCGTTGACGAGTGTGAGGGAGAGCGTGTCGGCGGCTTTCACCCGAGCGTTGACGATGCCAAGACCCGCGCTGAGCGAGGGCTTGCACACCGCAACGAAGTCCCCGGCCTTCAGACCGGAAACGGTGAAATCCTGTTCGGCCGTGACGTTTGCCGAAACCGAGGCGATGTCGATCGACTGACTCACCACGCCAAAACGATCCTCTCGGAGCATTGCGCCCATGAGGGTGTTCCTTCTTAACGAGAAAAGGGAAGCCGCCCCGGCGCTGGGCCAAGGCGGCTAAGCGGATCAGTTGTTGGCGAGACGGGCTGCCAGTTCGGCGCGGATCGTCTTGTAGCCGTACAGAACGTCGAGACGGCACGGGAACGTGTCATCCGAGATCGAGTACTGGCGGACGATGCGCATCGAAACGCCGTCGAGCACCTGGCGGGAGGCGAAGTCGACGCCCTTCGGCATGACCAGATCGGCCGTGGCGAAGGCGAAGGCATCCTTGTGGAAGGCCATCGAAACGCCATGAGCCGTCGAGATGGTGCCGGCGACAGTCACGACCTTGCTGGCGCCGGCCGACACGATGGTGATGTTCTGGGCCGCGCCACTAGTGACCGGAGTAGGCGAAGCAACGATCGAGGTCGTGCCATCGGCGGTCGCAACGAACTGCTGCAGAACGCCGGTAGAGACCTTGGTCTCGGGATGCACCCGGAACACACCTTCAATGGTGAAGATGTCGCCGGCTGCAATCGTGCCCGAACCGCCCGACAGGGTGATGGTCGCCGTGCCGGAGGTGATGCCGGTCGACGTGTTGCACACATAGCTGGCATTCGCAGCGCCGCGCGAGTGTGTCGGCATCAGGGTATTTTCCCAGATATCGAAGCCACCGGTACGGCCGATGAGGCCATCGCGATACTGCTTGGCGATTTCCTTCGAATCCTGGAACAGGCCCTTCAGGGAATCGACAAGGTCGATGTTGTCCTGAGTGCTGAGAAGCAGGTTCAGATCGGGCGGCGAGAGGCTGTCGATCAGCTTCTTCTTGCCTTCCAGAACCTTCTTGAAGGTGATGGCGCTGCCCTGGTTGTTCACCTGCTGGTACACGTTCTTGTAAACGTTCTGCAGCATGTCGGACTCGATGTTCGCAGCCAGGACCGACATGGCCGGCTTCAGGATGCGATCCGAGAAGTCATCGAGCGACAGGGTGAGGTCCGTCGAGGTGAAGTTGAGATCGACGCCTTTCTGGTTCTCGATCTTCAGAGTGACGCTGGTCTCGGTGGTGTTCTGCGCCGAAAGAGTCGCACCGGTACGAACGACGTACTGGTTGGGAAGGCGGATCTTCAGGCTGTCACCGATCCTGGCGCCGTCCTTGGCGAAGGAACTGTCATACTGACGGTTTACGTTGCCGATGAAGTTCAACTTCTGGTGCAGAATGACGAGCGCTTCGCGGGTCACCTGCGTGGGGGTGAGCAGTGTATTGGGCATGATAGGGTTCCATCTGGCGACACGCGGTCGCGCTGGGACTGGACGTCATCCGACGTTCAATCTGGTTGGGTTTAGCCGCATCAGCGGCGTTGGGCTCTCCGGCGCCTTGCCCATTCGTCAGCAGACAGATCGTCGCTCAGCCCTGCCCTCACAGGGGCCTTCCGGGAGTTGGCGATGGTCGTCAGTGGCTGGGCCGGTTCGTGAACCTTGGCCTTGGCAAGCGCCTGCTTTTGCTGGATTTCGGACTGTTCGCCCTTGTAGGCCTTGTACAGGAGGATGAACGCGCGGGGATCGGTCGTCGCCTGGACAAGTTCCTGGGGCGTGTAGCCGTGCCGCTGTGCAAACTCCGAGACCTTTCCGGCAGTCTCCGCGTTCCAGCTTGGAATCTCTCGCTTCACAACGTTCAGCGTCTGCTCCTGGCGCTTGGCAAATTCGGCTTTCGCCGCCTGCTGCTCCTGTAGAGTTCGCTGTTCCTGTTCGCGGTGGTACTGGTGTTCCTTCTGCTGCAGGCCACCTACGATCTGGTGTCGCTGGTCCTTCAGCATATGCCAGTCCTTCCACGCGGCATTGGCCGCCATGTAGTCCTGGTTCTCCCACGCCTTCCAATCAACCTGCGAATACCGTGCAAGCTGCTCATCGACGTTGTGAAGCTGCGCAATCTCCTTGGTGAAGGTCTTCTGAAGCTCGAACTGGCTTGCAAGGCGCTGTTCCGCTTCCTGAATGCGGACACGTTCTTGCTCGGCAGCGCGGCGTTCTTCCGCCACTTCCTGGGTCTTGCGCGTGTAGTCCTGCTGCATCATCAGTTCTGGCTTCAGCCAGGCCGGGATGCGAGCCTTCTTGCCGTTGCGCTCGATTTCCTCGAACTCTTCGTCCGTGGGTTGATCGTCGTCTTTCGGCTGGTCGTTTTCGTCCCCATCGTCCAGCTCATCACCGAGGTCATGAGACAGAAGGGCTTCATCCTCGTTCTCGTCACTTGCCGGCTCGCCCGGTGTGATGAAGTCGGAATCGTTCGGACCTGCTTCGATGGTCATGTAGTCCACTCCGATGTCGGTTGGTGGGATGGCGTCACTGTCGCGGACGCGGGCGAAGGGAGCCGTAGTGGCTCCAATCTGGTCAAAATGTGCGAGGTTGCGGCATGCCCATGCGCTGCGGCATCTGCATCGGCTGCGGATCAGGCCTCAATTCCCGGATCATCCTTGCCGTTGCCAATCCCGCGTTTGCGCGCTCGCGTTCGGCGGTCGCATCGAGCTTGTTGGCCTCGGCTGCCGCGACAAGCCCCTCATAGTCGGCGTAAGGCGATGCTGTCGGCGCGTCGGGAACTTCAACGCCCTGCTGCTGAATCTTGCTCAACGCTTCGAGCCGGTCCGTTTCCGCCTTGAACATGTCGATCTTGTTCTTGTCGGCCGCGTTGGTCCGGTCGGATTCCAGCTTCAGGATATAGGCCTGCATCTGCTTTATCATGTCGCCCTGCTGGGCCAGCATCTGCTTGCCCTGCTCGATCTGCGACTGGATCTCTGGCGGCAACCCGCCCTGCAATTGCGGGGGCAGCATCGTCTTGAGGCGCTTGGCAATCTCGTCGGCGCCGGGCCAATCGAGGTTCTTGGCAAGCAGATCACCGATCAGTGGAGCGGCCTGCGGGAAGCCCTGCATGAACTGCACCATCTGCACCGAGGCTTCCTCGCGCTTGGTCGTGTAGCTCGGGCCGGTCGTCACGGTGAGGTCATACTTGCCAACGGACAGGTCATAGACGCGCGTCACGGGCTCCATGACGGGAGCACCATTCATGCCCGTCATCGGTTGGCCGGTCTGTGGGTTCATGACGGGCCGCATTTCCGGCTGTCCGTCCTTGCCCTTGACCGGGACGGGCTGGTTCAGCTTGACGTTTTCGGCCGTCCCGTCCTCTCCGATCACGCGTACAATGCGCTGCTGGCTGTAGACCTTGGGAATGAGATCGATGACGATGCGCCCCGCATGGCGAATGGCGCGGGACATGTTGTCCTGAAAATGGAACGTCGAAACATCGCCCTCGCGCTGGCGAAGCAGGATCGCACGGCCTGACGTTTCATTGGATGGGGCACCGATGCTCGGGTCGAAGATGCCGACGATGCGCTTGATGTCTTCCTGCGCGTTGGCCGCTTCCTGAAGCGCGCCGGCAGCTGGCCCCATGTCCAGCGGCATGCGCTGCGGAGCCATTTCCCCGTCATATTCGAGATAGGGGTGGTTGTCGGTATTGGCCGTTGCCCAGCGGCGCGAATCGGACTTGAACGAGCCCTTCTTGCCAATCCACGGCACGCGCGGCTGGAGTGCAAGCAGTTCAATTCCGGTCGTGCGCTGGTAGTTGAAGTTGCGCTGCGCGTCCTTGGCATCGCGGATCAGAGAACGAAGATGGCGCTTGCCCCTGTCGTCCACCACGACGTCGCCATAGACGGGTACGATCGGAATGTATTTGCCGGCCCATGGTTCGCTCGTCAGCACCTCGGAGCCGGACAGGATATGACGCGTCACCTTCCATGACTTAACCGTGCGCTCATTGCGCACCTGAAGCGTGGCAAACAGTTCGGGAGCCTTTTCGATGATGGCAGCGTCGATGACCTGTCCATCGCTCAATTGCAGGACGGTGCGTGACGTCTCCTCGCGGCGCCACCATTTGGCGATCATCACGCCTTCATCGGAAAACCACATCGACTGGCGTTGCTCGGAGTTCCAGTCGGATTCCTCAGCGTCCGGGAATTGCGCCTTGAACGCATCGCTGCTCAGCCATTCGACCTCGAACGCGGTGTTCCAGTCCGAGGAATCATAGGCCAGCGATGCAGGATCGGCATAGATGTTGAACGCATTCGGGGCCGCCTTGATGGCGATGTCCGTGTCGAACGTGTCGTCATGGGCGCGGACCACGTCGATGGTGAAATAGCCCCAGCCCATCGACACGGCGTTTTCCGTGGCGGTATCGTAGGCAACTTCGGCGTCCGACGTGTATTCGATGTTGCGGATCAGGCCATTGTAGATATCCGCGGTCTCTGGATCGGCCGTGTCATCGACGGGATGGACCTTGATCGACGGCTTGTTCTGCCTTGCATCGTTGACGACCTGCCGAATGGATGTCGGCATG